TTTCAGAATGGACAGAAAGACCCAGTGGAAGTACACATCCAAAAGATGAAGTACCACTTCCGGGGTAAGTTGGGTCGCATTGACTATGAGTTCGATCGTGAGTCGGGTCAGTATAGTGAGGATGGAATTTTCAAAAACTTAATGAACGTAAAAAATGATATTGAAGCAGATAAGAATGATTTGTTCTCTACACCACAAGCGTGGGGAAGAGGTGCTGGAATTCAACCTGAATCCATTCTATTTTAGTAAGTTCAAGTATTTCGGATACAGATTCAACAATAAAGAAATCCCCTTGATTTGTGAAGGATGGCAGAAGATAGGCGAGTACTATTATCTTGAGCTAAACACATCTCACGGCCCTTTAGTCACACACAGTTTAACCTATAGAATCAAATGATAAAAGTTTACGACATCGAGACGTTCTCAAATTGTTTCACTTATACTGATTACGATCCTGAGACCAAAGAAATTAAGATTTTTGTAATTACAGATTTTAAGAATGAGTACAAGGAATTCGTTGAGTACATCAAAGACCTTGAGAAGAAGAAAGCCGGTATGGTGGGCTTCAACAATCTCTTCTTTGACTGGCCTGTCATTTATGCAATAATGGAGCACAAATTGGATACGGGTCAAGCCATTTACTCCTTTGTGCAGAATCTTATCAAGGAGGAGAAGAGACCCTTTACCAAACAGACTGTGAACCAATTGGATTTGTATCTGCTCAATCACTACGATAACAAAGCACGATCAACTTCCTTGAAGGCTCTAGAGGTTTCTTGTGGATGGGATAACGTAATGGATATGCCACTAGAACACACCACCACGATTACTCCAACCAATCTACCAATGCTCTTGGATTATAACTTGAACGATGTTCTGTTCACCGCCAAGTTCTATGATATGTGCAAGGAGAAGATTGAACTGCGTAAGAAAATCAGCAAGAAGTACAAGTTGCACGTCATCAATAAGAGTGATGTGGTTATTGGTGAGTCTATCTTCCTTAAGTATTTATCTCAAGCGATGGATATGCCTATCTCTGATTTAACACAAATCCGTGGTAAGAGGACTGATGTGGCTCTGAAGAAGATTATCTTTCCCTACGTTCAGTTCCGAGACCCAAAGTTTCAGAAATTGCTCCGCTTGATGCAAGAAACCGTATCCTCCTCATCCTTCCTCAAGAACTTTGTGGAGAATATGAACACTCGCCTGTCAACCAATGAATTGTACCAAAAGTTCAAGGACAACAATATTCGGGTGCAGAGAATCGCACAGCAGAAGAAATCATTCTCATTCAGCGTACAGCACGACAATATGCGTATTGATTATGGTGTTGGTGGTATTCACGGCTGTGTGAACCCAGGTGTGTACAAGGCAAGCCCATCACACGGCATCCTTGATATTGATGTGAAGTCGTACTACCCCAACCTCTTTATTCAGAATCGCCTGCATCCTAAACAGATGGATCAGGATACCTTCGTTAAAGTATACTCCGATATCTTCCAAGAGAGGGTGAAAGCACAAAAGGAAGGGGATAAATTGACCTCAGATGCACTCAAGTTGGCACTGAATGGTTTATTTGGTAAGACGGGCTCAGATGTATCGTGTTTCTACGATCCTAATGTGTTCTTTGCCGTGACCGTGAATGGTCAACTGCTTCTGACAATGTTGGTTGAGCGACTTGTTGAGAAAGGTGCATCCCTGTTGCAAGTTAACACAGATGGTGTAACAATTTTATATAACTATTTGTTACAAGATGACCTATTGAAAATCTGTAAAGAGTGGGAAGAGGTCACCAAATTGCAATTGGAGTACGCCAATTATTCTCAGATGATTATCCGGGATGTGAATAACTACATCGCTGTGAGCCTAGATGGTAAAATCAAAGAGAAAGGTGCCTTTGAAACCAAGAAAGACTGGCACAAGGATAACTCCTATATGGTGGTACCGCTGGCAGTACGAGAGTATTTTGTGAATGGTACCCCCGTTGAACAAACACTTCGCAATCACACGAACTTACTAGACTTCTGCGGTCGCTACAAAGCCTCCAAAGGATGGCACGTTGAATTCATTTACCTTGATGGGATGGATGAGAAACGATTAGAATTTGGTAAAATCTATCGCTTCCTGCCTGTGAACAAAGGTGGTGTGTCGATGAAGATTAACAAGGATGGCAGAGAGCACCATTTGTGTGAAGGATATCAGACCTTTCCCTATAACAAATTGGAGGATTTTGACCTCAGCAATTTGAATATGAACTTCTTCATAAACGAGTGCAACAAACTGATTGAATTGATTGAGCCATCGCAGCTCCAATTGTTCTAAACCTTAACCTGCTTCCAGACCCGTACATAACGACCATTGTGATACTCCAACATCGGTATCTCTTTGGTCTTTGTTTCAACGGGCTTGGCCTTTTCATACTTCTTGATGATGTTCTTGTGGAATATCTCACAGGCCACCATAGCATCCGCTAAATCCGTATTCTCAATCAGGTAGTTCTTCAGTTCCTGAATTATATCCAAGAACCAAATTTCATCACAGAAACCATTGACGTAGTCAGTCAGATAACTATTACCACGTTCTGCTGTGATATCATTTTTATAGTAACCAATGGAGTCATCGTCCTTCCAGAATCCTTTGCCTAAGAACACAGGTTTCTTGGCTAACAGATTGGTCTTGCCCATCTGCTTATACTTCTCCTTGGTTACACCACCACGGTTAATCTCAATCATCGCCACGGCATTATTGTAGTATTCCTGCAATAAGACCATATTGTTCACGATTGCATCAGGATCTGAGTCCCTTTCCGAATAATGTGCAACATACCTATTGGTATCCAAATCTTTGATTACAATGCCCTGTTTAGAACCATCGCCCATATTCTTTGAGTTGTATGGAATCGGGTCAATCCCGGCAATGTAAGTATGGTTTGGGTTGGGGTCTTCTAAGAAATACATCGGGCTAGTCATATCTGGCCTTTTGACAATCTCCCCTGAATAGTCACGATGTAAGAAGGAACGATCGATCGGTGGACGGCTTGCAAGAATGATTCGCTCCTGCGTATCCAATTTGTTCATAATGTGTTTGGGGAATGCACCCTGCCCACTTACAGAAAACACCTCTTGAATGTCCAAGGGGTACTGCTTGATGAAAGAGTTCAGATAGGATTTGTCCTCCATTCTGTCAAGCACATCTCTGGTCTGCATAATCCACTCAGTTGCTGCCTTCTCATCGCTGTGACCGTTGGGACAAAAGTTTAGAATTTTGCCAGTTTCCTTACCATTTATGTCTAATTCGGGTGCCTCCATAATCCCTTGATTACCAGGGAGAAAGATGGTTAGAATCTTTAATGCTTCGGCATTATCCCACAAAGTTTTGGCTAACTTCTGGCCAATTGATGTGGCTTCCCCGGCACTTCCTCCAATCACAATCGGGGCCACCTTTACGAAACCCGATTTGGTACTCGCCTGTGCTGATTTGTAAACCTTATCAGCTTTAGGATGGAGCATACACTCGTCAATAAAAATGTGCATCGCACGATACGCCTCGAATGCTGTAGGTGTATCAACGGTCTCCTTGGTGATGATCTGCGAGTCTAAGCCCGTAACACGACCACTCTTAGCATCTCTGCGTCCCAAGTGGAGATAACCTTCCTGACGTGTTGATACGATACCAGGACGGGCATATTCATCAAACTCATCATATACTACACGAGTCTTGTCCTTGAACAAAGCCTCAAGACGTTTTTTATCTGCCGATGTGATGAGAGATGTAGAGCCGGGGTTGGTCATTGCAATCCACATTGGAATGATTCCTCCGAAGATAAAAGATAGACCGACCTCACGTCTCTTAGTCACAAATAAATCGTGATTTGTCTTCTTAGCATCGAGGTAACCAGCATAAATCAAATCATCTATATCTCGCCAAATCGGTCTTTTTTTGTAACCTCTGGCGTCTTTTACCCATCCTTGGGTCAGTGCATAATAGTGAGGACCAGCCAAATCAAAACGACCTTCTATCCAATATTCCTTCTCCTTGCCCCACCATAAGTCTTTCTCTTTGGCAGTAGCATTGGGGCTCAGAAGATGTTTCGCTGCCCAGGTATCGTACTCAAACTTAGATGCCTTCATTATCTACGGGGGGAATGACGATCTAGAAAAGATGCCTCGTCCTCTACGACATCATCTTCAGGATATGCTTCTAACTTTGCCAATTTGAGAGACTTGTTTATCTTATCTCCTGCCTGTAGCAATTGAAACAAACCCTTCTGATATGAATCATCAAGGTCGAGCGTCTTATCTTTAACGCTGCTCATTAATTGTTTGGATGCTGAGACCAAAGTTGCATAAAAATCTTTAGCAGGATCGAAGTCCTGTAGTTTCAAGCGGTCAATCGCATCATCTTCACTTAACTTATTTTCCTTGAGAAATTCCCAAAGCTTTTCTAAGTTCTGCGATTTTTCGTTTTTGGTCTTCAATTTCTTTTTGGGCTTTGTTTGCTTCGATTGGATTGTCGATGGCGGTATAATACTCGCACCACGAGATTAACTTCTGAAGTTCTTTTACTTCACGTTCGATTACTTGTTTATTGCTTTTAGCCATTGTATTAAATCAAAATTAGATAAGTCTCCTTCTTGTATTGTTTCCCCCAATGACATATAAAATCTAACTATGTTGCCGAGCGTAAATAATTGCGCTTTTGTGGCTGTATTGCTAAACACAAAATCATTGTCCAAACCCCCAATCAGTGCTAAATGCACCTCGGTACCAGGACAATAATTAATAGCGTGTAAGTAACCTTCTTTAGTAATGCAGTGTGTAAAGATGGGGGTAATTCTATCGAGCCCACCAATATGGTATTTATCATTGGACATACGAGCCTTAGCCTTTTCGTGGGCCAAAATCTGATCTGGTTTCAGATCTGTTCTGCTGTATGTCCAATATATTTTCACAGTTTGCTAAAGGAAGACGATAACTGATCGTCCTTGTATTCTTCTGAGTACACCGCATTAGGATGTACGAATTCTTTTGGTGGCGTTTCAACGTACTGAGCAATCATCTTGTTCAGATACCACTGAGCCTTTTTCAAATCTTCTACTCCGCCTTTTTGCTCGCATCTCCAGATGTATTTAATTACATTGGCGGTGCACACAGCATCTAGACCTTTTTTACCAATAGTAGCAGACTCGATGGCATCGATGCATTCTACTTTACCTTGCTTGTAATGTGAAGGGTTTACTTTATCTTTCATCTATAAATTCGTTTGGTGGGACAAAGATACACTTTTCTTTTGGAACTCGATAAAAATTGTCTGAGCCGTTTCTGTAACTAGTTTTTATATAAATCTTTTCATTGTAATCCTCATCAAAGATTACAGAAGAATGGCACACAATAGCAGCCCTAGTTTCCCTACAGATTATCACATACCAAAAGTTATCCCACTTGGATTTACGCTTCAAAAACGAAACACTTTCAAAGGGGAAATCAGCCATAGAAGTCCAAGGTCTACGGCTCTTCATCTCTACTTCCCAATTGTACGTTTTGCCGTCCTTCTCAGAGAATAAATCAATGCCATATTTGTCACTATTTTGCGAAATAATGTGACCTTTTTTCTCCAAGAATGCAATAAGTAATTGCTTACCTTCTTCATCGCTTGTATCAAATAATTCTTGGTTAAATTTCATCTACGCAAAAATACGGGTATAAGCATTCCAATTATAAACGAGATGCCAACAATCCACCAATTGATACTTTCTTCGGTGTGAATTCTTCCCGGAACCTTAACCTCGTAAGGTATTGTATCTCTGTAGGTTATGGTGTCGGGTTTAACTGTTACCCCGAAGAAATCACCTCTCCTTTCGATGATCAATTTTTCGGTCTCAATAATAGTGTCGTGTTCAATGATGAATGAATCTTTATACTCAGGCACCGGCACCTTAACTTCCTTGATAATTGTATCCTTTACGATTACCGTATCGGTCTCGACTAAATACGGGTATTTGCGTATCAGTCGGTCATATCTTTTCTTCGGAGTGCCGCACGAAATTACCGTAATGCACATTGCGATAATAAATAAATTTTTCATAGTACAAATGTAAGGTTTAAACCTATAGGTTTACTATAAACCATCAATTGTTAACCTATAAGTAAAAAGGGCAGCTAATGCCACCCCTTAAACCCTAAACTAAATACAAATATGAATCACAGCAAATTTATGGAAAAAACTCTTAAGTGCCAAATTTGTGATAAGTACACAATATATTGGTTAAAATACCCCAAAATCGGTGTAATTAACCATTATAATGTGCAATTTGTGCAATTATAGCGCAATAATGTCCCTTAA